CACGCTCGATCAGTCGTACCTTCATAGCAATCTAATTCAGTGAAGAATAACAGCGACTCGCTACCGTTAGTCGTGCCGGTGTTATCGACACGGATGAAGCCTTCGTCACAGTCGCCGGAGTTAAAAGTGAAATGAAATTTCTTAACACCGCTTGTTGATGGCGAACCATCGAAATGCTTGATGTTAACTACTTTGCTAAAAGTTTTAGTTTCGTTTGACTTACGACCAAGGAAATAGATATCCATTCCTTTTAGATTACCGCCTGCCAAGATTGAAACGTTAAGAGAATAGTTGGTATTTCGTTTCACTGGAAATCTCAGCGTAGCGCTAGGCGTTGTTGTTGTTGTTGTTGTTGTTGAAAGCAAAAACAACGGCTTAGAACCGTTGTAATAGAATGAATGACTTGACACAGATAAATTCGAGTTAGGTTGTGGTGCTTCCCAGAATCCCCAACCGTCCAAGTTATCCGGAAAGGCTGAATTACGGATAAGGTTTTCACCACCGACTGAAACACTGCCAGTCATATCATTCCAAGAATAATTAGCTGGATTAGTGCTATTTGCTTTATCAAAGTTAGTACATATACCCAGATACCGCTTGGTGCCATCTTGCGTTAGACTGAAACCAGTTCGGCCATCGGCACTATCGGCGTAAGCAAAATGGACGTAAGGTGTTCGTCCGTCTGCTCCAGCTTTACCTGGAATACCATCACGGCCATCACTACCTTTCCATTTAGACCAGCGATAGTCTTGTGGATTCCGACTATCCGTAGTATTGAAATCTTGGTACATACCGATGAATGGTTTATTATTGTCGGTTTGACTAAATCCACCACCAGAAACGGTATCAGCATAGGCTATGTGGGTATATTGTGTTTTACCATCAGCACCCTTAACACCCGGGATACCTTGGTCACCTTTTGGACCTTGTAACCCTTGCGGACCTTGTACCCCACGTTCGCCTTGCAGACCTTTCTCCCCACGATCACCTTTGTCACCTTTAGCACCATCGTTTCCTTTTGGTCCCTGCTCACCGATTTTAGAAACTGAATAGCCGGTTTCATTAGTATTATCCGTATAACTCCAAACGGTTTTCGTCCAGAGAAATTGCCCAGCCGGCACGTTAGGTACTTGACTAGTCCAACCAGTCGTTGGTGCTACCGTTCCGGATGTGCCTTGTGCGTAAGTAATGGTTGTGCTTCGAATACCGACACCGTCCTTACCAGCGATACCATTATTACCATCATTACCATCTCTAGCAACGTAGGTTTTTTGATATCCGGTTTCACTGGTGTTGTCTGTATAAGTCCAAACTGTTTTTGTCCAGAGAAATTGCCCTTTAACTAAAGCTGGTGGGTTTTGATACCATGCCGTAGGTGGCACGGTTTCAGATACAGATAGACCATAGAGAACACTGGTATTTCTAATACCGATACCATTTTTACCGGGAATCCCATCATTCCCACGGTCTCCCTTTGGACCTTGTTCGCCCATCTTAGCAACGGAAAAACCTTGTTCGTTCGTTCCGTCTGAATAGAACCATGTCGTTCTAGTCCATAGGTATTCACCCGGATTGACCGTTGGAATATCTGGTGACCATGTACCGTCCTCAAATACGATATTTTTAACCCATGTCGAATTATCGGTTTTATAACCATTGACACGGATATTGTATTCGCCAGTCGGGCGATTGTGGGTGTATCTTGTGCCATTAGCCGTGTTGCTATCAGAAATCACTGCCCATGTACTAAAACTTGGATTGACAAGCCAAATCGTAGCATTGTCACTCGATTGATTCGGATTGTGTTGATCCGTAAACGTTCCGTTGGTTTCAGCGGATAAGATATAAGTCTTGCCTTGCTCCAGACGGACTTTAAAATCAGTGACGACATTGTTATCAACGATTGACCGATTCGGCTTAATCTCGTTAGGAAAATTAGCTACCACAACCCCAGACGGCTTTTTTACACCGTCCGTTGATTTCGCATAGCGTAGTGTGGTGTTTACTAACCCCACGCCATCTTTACCGGGTAAACCGTCATCACCTTTAGAACCATTCTGTGGGATGTATGTTTTCTGATATCCAGTTTCGCTAGATAGGTCCGTATACATCCATTGCGTTTTAGTCCATAGGTATTTACCCTTAACTAAAATCGGTGGGTTTGCTGTCCAGCTAGTAGGCATGGTGGTTTCATTGTCACTCATGCCGTAAGTAATAGTGGTAGATTTGAGACCTACCCCGTTTTTTCCTGGTAAACCGTCATTCCCTCTATCACCTTTGTCCCCTTTAGGTCCGGGGTCGCCTTTTACACCATTCTTACCGTCTGAGACATTTAAAAAAGTAACCTCTTCTGAAGCTACTTCTTTATTGTCTACCCACGCCGAAACCGTCAAGGCGGTTGGTTGGGTAATCTCTGACGCTACCATGTCGTAGGTCATACCAACATACTTAATAGCACCGTCGATTACAAAACGCCATGTTGCGTTAACTGTTCTATCACCTTGTTTCAAGACTGGTCGAACAGTCGAGCGACCAACACCATTCTTAAACACTGTGCCGTTGGTTGTCGTGATCTCGACACGGTATGGCAACGATTTAGAAACAATCTCATCGATGCGTTGTTGCAAGCTGCCAGACGGTTTATTGTCCAGCTTTCTGAAATTGGTAAATACCACTGAATTGTTCAACGGCACGTCAAAGCTGATTACCATTTCAGATACACGAGCCTCAAGGGCTAGGCCATCCCTAAAGTTGTTGTTGATAATTTTAACAGTATCACCTAAGTTAATGTCCTTGTAATTTTCAACGAAACTAGATTGAACATCAACAGTATAGGTCAATAGTGGGTAAGCGTATTGCTTAATGGTACGCAATGCGTAGCCTTTTAGTGCATTGACATCCTTGTACTCGGTTTCGAAGTCCTTACGTGTCCATCTGTCTGTGTCGCTATCTCTTAACGTTGATGGATATTTTTCCAAGGATATTGGAGCATAAACCATCGGACTGCCTTTTTTAGAATAAAACTCTACTTGCCCTAATTCGTTCTTTTCCTCAAACTCAACGTCTATAAGGTTAGCCCCTTCTTGCCCGACAAAATACCCAGCATTGAATAGTTGGGTTTTATCACTAGCGATTTGAACACCTTTCAAGCCGTTTTGATAGTAGAGGATGACATCACCTCTAACCTTACCAATACCGTGGTGATTTTCATCTGGTTGTTGGTAGATGTCGATGACAAAGCGTTTTAACGTACCATCTCTATTTAATTCTGTTCGGAAGATAAACTCAGCATCAAACTGATTCATCAAGCTATGTAATTGCTCAAGTTTAGTGCCTTGTTGAGAATCAAACGTGATTGTTCTTGTTTTGTCAGAAACTTCGTTAATGCCGATTTCCAAACCAGCCAATCCTAGCAAGTCGAGATTTTGAAGATACCACTCCAGACTTTTAGCACCATTACTGCTACCAAGAGGGCGTGCACTTTCCATTGCCAATTCCAAGTTAGTGTTATTACAAGTGACTTGAAACGCTGTGTCATTTTCAACGAGTTGAGATACATAGAAAACGTGGTAGGAATTATCATAGAAGAATGACACGTACATCTGATCGTTGATGTATTTCACATCATCATGTAGTTTCCCGTCTACGATTTTCGGAATCGCAAAATCAAATGTACTGGTTGAGTATTCAAGATAAGTGTGCCATTGACTGTTAGAATATGGCAACATGCCAGGAACGTTGTTATTTAACGCACACACCTTGCGCATATTCTTATCGTGAATCCAAATTTGCATTAAACAAAACGCTCCTTCCAAGTAATTTCAATCGTTGGGTCAGTCCTTGTCCAACTAGATGTATAGATGTCGATTTCAGTTTCACCAGTACCGATACTGAAAGGCTCAGACAAGTATGTTAGCTCGTTAGACGCTGGCAAGTTGTCAACGAATGTCTTGCCTTTTGCCATGTCAATTTCAAGGATAGAACCCTTGCCGAATCGGTTTGGGATATCCTCGTTTTTGTTAACGAAATCTTTTCGATAGTACATTTCATCAAGATACATGTGAGTTACAAGCGGACTTTGATGGATACCGGCAAGTAAGACATTGATTCTTTTAGACTTGCGACCTTTCAAGGCTGGTATCTTAAATTTAGGATAAGAGCCCCACCAGTAGAAAGTAATTTCATCGTCTTTTCTAAGGATGTCAGACCATCCACGGGTTGAGTTGAAAGGATTGTGTTCGTCTAGGTGTGTACCGTAGAAGCGTTTACTTTCGACGATTTTATAACCACCCTTACCATCACTGACAAGGAAGTTATAGTCGCAATCGAGACCATTAACTGTTTTCATGGTTTCGACACCGTAGAGAAACTCGCCCTTTTCGTCGGTAACTAACAATTTTATGAAACCGTATTGGTTAGGCAAGCCTAGCCAAAACACCTCACGCCACCAGATATACTCATTAAGTGAGCCTTTCTCACCGTTTGAATCTG